TGGTATTGACGCTAGGCCAGCACCGTCCAATGATGCCAGTCTGAGGATCGAGGCCGTAGAATCTGTTGTTAATAGGCTGTCAGATGGATATCCTAGTTTGCTTATAAGCCCCACATGCACAGTTTTGATTGCTGGTTTTGAAGGGGGCTATCAGTATAAGCGCGTTTATCATATGGGTAATGAGCGTTTTGAAGAAAAAGCGTCTAAAAATAGGTTTAGCCACATACATGATGCTCTTCAGTATGCTCTTCTAGGGGGCGGTGAGGGTCGCAGGGTGATTGTAGGTAATGGGGGACGTCCAACCCCCACAACCGTTGAAAGAGTTGGTAGTCCATTTCAGCGTATGAAACGCAATAGTCGTCTGGCTAGAGGGGCAAAATGGTAAATACTTGGTTAGTTTGCTTCCAAAGATCCCCAAATATAGGTATATGGAGGCTTTTTACTATATTTAAGCCTGATTATGGTCATGTTTTTGCCGCAAAATACATACCAGAGCTAGAAGCATGGATAAGAGTTGAGTTTGCTAGCCAAAGAATGCGTATAGAAGTGCTTATGGGCGAAGAATCTGATAAATTATTCTATGAACTTATGACAAGCACAGCTTGCGTAGAGATAAAATCAAAGGATAACCCAATACAGTTGCCTAGATTGAATTATTGCACCAGCTTTATTAAGCACCTTGTAGGCGTAAGAAAGTTTTGGATATTAACGCCTTATCAACTTTATTGTGAATTGCTAAAATTAGGTGGAAAGCGCATGTTTATAGCGGAGAAGGAGACTTAGATGGGTATGTTTGGTAGTAGTAAGCCTAGGGTTGACCCAGAGCTTGAAGCGCAAAAGAAAGCTGAACAGGAAAAGCTTGCGGCTGAGAAAGCGGCTGAAAAGAGACGTTTAGATGAACTTGAGAGAATGCGCCGTGCAAATTTGCTTGGTGCTAAGTCTTTGCAATCTGAAGAGCTAGAAGGATACACAGGGTTTGTAAAACCTCCTAGCCTTGCCACAACCAAGAAGATGGGGACTTTTAATGCGAACGAGTGACGGTAATCCAGAAGCCCCTACTGCTGGTGGGGATAAGCAAGAATACGAAGGTGTAATGCGTAAGTACAAGAAGGCCAAAGGAAGATGGCATTCTTGGACAGACATATGGGAAGAGATATATGATTACGTTCTTCCTCACCGTGAAAGTTTCTTTGAAGAAAGTGCTGCTCACAGACGTACAGAGAACATCTATGATGAAACTGCTGTTGTTGGTTTGCCTAAGTTTGCTTCCAGACTACAGTTAGGGTTCTTTCCACCAAACGGCAGAGCGTTTAAGCTTATGCCAGGGACTGATTTTCCTAAGTCAGAAATCACCAAATCACTTCAAGTGGAGTTAGACCGCATAACCGATATGTTGCATGAGGGGTTGCGTAACTCAAACTTTAACTCTGAGCTTCATGAGGGACTGCAAGATCTAGGCGTAGGCACACTAAACATGTTGGTTGAAGAAGGCCGTTTTGTTGGTGATCTACACTTTACCGCAGTGCCGCCCACGAATGTTGCGCTACTCCCTGGGCACATGGATGGCATTAACTCTTGGTTTAGATGGAATAACGACACAGAGCTAACTGAAGTAAAGCACAGATATCCTGACGCTAAGTTTAGCGACAAGATGCTAGAGATTCAAAAGAAAGATCCGCACAGGAAAACACGCATTGTTGAAGCGACTATGTATGATGAAAAAGATCGCTTTAAGGATGAGTACACATATTATCTTATATCTGAAACAGACAAAGAAATACTTATTAAGAAGACACTAAAGGGTAGGGGCGATAACCCTTGGATTACTACACGATGGTCTAAATCAGGGTTTGAAGTTTGGGGTCGTGGGCCTGTTCTTCAAGCTATGCCAGCCATTAAAACTTTGAATCTGACTGTTCAGCTTATTCTTGAGAATGCTGAAATGGCTATTGCTGGTTCATTTGTTTATGATGATGATGGTGTATTTAACCCAGATAACATCACAATACAGCCTGGGACATTTATTCCAAGATCCCCAGGGTCAAGCATTGACTCACTGCAAAGTGCAGGGCGTTTTGATGTTGCACAGCTTGTTCTTGATGACATGCGGCGCAATGTAAGAAAAGCTTTGTTTATTGATGAGCTTGATAGCAGAGCTAATGCAAGAACACCATTGTCAGCTACAGAGGTATCTGAAAGGCTTGCTGATGTGGCAAGAGACATGGGTGCTGTTGCTGGTCGTATGCAAAAAGAATTTTTACAGCCATTAGTAGAGCGAGTTATCGCAATCTACACAAAGCAGGGGCTGTTAGATATTCCTAAGGTTGATGGCAAAGAGTTAAGAATTGTTCCTGTTTCACCATTGCTTAGAGCGCAAGATCAGCAAGATGTATCTGACTTTGTGAGATTTCAGCAAACAGTTGCTGGGACGTTTGGCCCTGAGATTACTCCATTGTTGTACAATCAAGAGAATGTCATTAAGTATTTAGCAAGCAAATTTGGTGTTAAAGAGGACTTGTTAGCTGATCAGGCTCAAGTCAAGGGCAACTTAGAACAGTTGCAACAACTTATGCAACAACAACAGGTTATGCCGCAATGAAACAACATGCTGAGGTATCTATAGATGGTAAAATCTACGCTAAAGAAACTGAAAAAGACCTTAATAGTAAAGCCTACGCTCTCTTCGGCAGTGGTATTGGAAGAGATTTTGTATCGTACTTGGAGTCGATCACAACGAATAACGTATACCCTGCGGGGGTGGGCATCGAAACACTAGCCCATGCTGAAGGTGCTAGATGGCTAATGGCTATTATTAAGAAGCGTACTGAACTAGGAAGAAAACAACAGGATTAGAGGTTATTATGGCTGGTGACATGAAATTAGGTGCTGGCGGCAGATTTAAAAAGCTAGAAAGTGAACTAGCCAGAAAAGGCGTTGATGATCCAAAGGCACTTGCGGCTTATATTGGTCGTAAGAAATACGGAAAAAAGAAGTTTCAAAAGATGGGACAAAAAGGTCGTGAACAAGCCAGCAAATCCTAAATTATATGCAAAAGCAAAAGCTATAGTTAAGGCTAGAGTAAAGAAGTGGCCTAGTGCATATGCGTCTGGTCAGTTAGTCCAGCAATACAAAAGAATGGGCGGTAAATATACATGAGCCTTAAGAAGTGGTTTGGTGAGAATTGGGTAGATATTTCCACAAAGAAAGATGGGAAGCATCCACCATGCGGTCGTAAAATGGGCGAGAAAAGGGGGTATCCTAAATGCGTTCCAGCCAGCAAAGCGGCGTCAATGACAGCATCAGAAAAAAAATCAGCATCAAACAGGAAAAAGGCATCAAACCCAGCAGGGGGTGGCAAGAAACCAACTTTTGTAAGGACGTAAAATGGCAGATACATGGCAAAGAAAAGAAGGGCAGAACCCAGAGGGAGGTCTTAATGAAAAGGGAAGACGATCTCTAAGGGCACAAGGTAAAAACATAAAGCGTCCTGTTTCCGCTAAAGAGGCTAAAAGAAGCCCTAAAGCGGCGGCAAGGCGTAAGTCATTTTGTAAGCGGATGATGGGTATGAAAAAGAAGCTTACAAGCGCAAAGACGGCTAATGACCCTGATAGCCGTATCAACAAAGCACTTAGGAAGTGGGACTGTTAAATGAATGAAGAAATCAGTGAACAGGTAGAAGAAACATCTACCGAACAGGTTCAGGCAGAAGGAGTCGTGTCGGAGCAACCTGAAAGACCAGAATGGCTACCTGAGAAATTTGAAAGACCAGAAGAACTGGCGAATAGTTACAAAGAGCTTGAAAGAGCTTTTTATTCAAGGAAAGAAGAGCTTCGCAACTCTATCGTAGAAGAGTTAAATAATGAAGCTAAGTCTAGTGCCCCAATTAGCCCTGCTGATTATGAAGTCAACATTCAAGCTCCAGAAGGTATGGAATTTACAGTGGATGAAAACGATCCTCTGTTAGATTGGTTTAGGGGTAAATCTCATGAATATGGTTTATCACAAGATGAGTTTAATGGCCTTATTTCAGAATGGGCGGCTATGGAAGCACAGCGTGGCCCTGATTGGAATACTGAGTCAGAAGCCCTTGGTGAGTACGCAGAGCGTAGGCTTGAGCGTGTAGATTCATGGGCTAGTAAACATCTAAGCGATCAGGCTTATAGTGCTTTTGCTAACATACAGGCATCAGCAAGTATGGTGCAACTGTTTGAAGAGCTTATGGAATTAAACGGTCAACCTAAGTTTAATATGGAAACTCCAACACAATTCCAAGAGCGTATTAGCAGAGAAGACTTAATGGCGATGCAACAAGATCCAAGATACTGGAAGGACAAAGACCCTGCCTTTATCTCAAAAGTAAGAGCAGGATTTGAGCAATTAACACGGCAATAGTATTGTGAATATTTAACACGCTAATATTGTGTTATTTTTTATTTGCTTATAATTAGCCCTGATTCGCCAGATAACCTTATGGCCTGTGCGCTGATGGACAAACTACTTATGGCGTTCGTTTTAACTTTCTTTTAAGGAGCTAGTAATGGCTACACCAACTATTAGCACTTCCTTTATTGAGGAGTTTGAATCTGGCGTTCATATGGCTTATCAGCGCATGGGTTCAAAGCTTCGGAACACTGTTCGTACCGCTTCTGGCGTTAAGAACAAAACTACGTTCCAAAAAATCGGTAAAGGCTTTGCTACCACTAAGGCTCGTCATGGCAATATTGCCCCGATGAATCTCGAACACACTAACGTATCTGTCACTCTCGAAGATTACTTTGCTGGTGAGTGGATTGATGATCTTGATCAACTGCGTATCAACCACGATGAAATGCTGGTTGCACAACAGTCAGGTGCTTATGCGCTTGGTCGTAAGACTGATGAACTGATCCTCGATGCAATGGATACAACTTCATCTACTGCAAACGAAACAACCAACGGTGCTACACTTGCGTGGGCATTTGGTCTGATGGAATCATTTGGCAACAATGACATTCCTGATGACGGTCGCCGTTATGTTGTCGTAGGCTGGGAAAACTGGTCACAGCTTATGGACTTGGACGAGTTCTCTCGTGCTGAGTACATTGGTCAAAATGATCTTCCTTTCCAGAATGCTATGACTGCAAAGCGTTGGCTTGGCTTCATGTGGTTTCCATTCTCAGGTCTCGATGATGATGGGACAAACCGCAAGTGCTTTGCTTGGCACGCTGATTCAGTGGGTCACGCAATTGGTGCAGATGTTTCTTCAAACATGCAGTATCACAACGACAAAGACGCCTATTTTGCTTTGAATAAGATGCAGATGAATGCTGTTCTTATTGATGCAAATGGTTGCTTTGAATGCTCACTGAAGAAATAAGGAGATAGTATTATGGCCTTTAATAAAGACAATCTGTCTCTCGTAAACTACAGTGGTAATGGTTTCCACATTTGGCATTACACAACTACCGATGCAAATACGGATGTTGATGGTGCTGGTTACTTTAATGCCGCCGCTAATGAAATGAACATTGGCGATGTCATTTTTGCTAACACAGCTACTGGCGGCAC